GGAACATTTTCTCTGGGCCCCCCCTCTACCATCTTTGGGCAGGGGCGGGCCCAGGCTTGAAATTGAAGCGGTCAATGACCCAAAGTCTTTCCAAGAAAGACTTCAGTTGTACTACCTGAATGTCAAATATTCAGGTGGGTTAACGAGATGGTCACGCATCCCTAGAAGACTAATCAGGCGAGCTAAGCTCGACTGGCGCCAAGAGCCTAAGGCCCTTGGTAAGTATTCTAAGGATGAAATTGTGGCCATATTCCTTGCAAATCTCTGGTTTAAAGCCTCTCCGCGGGTTGTAGCTAAGCTACAATCCTCTGCAAACGTACTAGCCACCGCTCAGCGGTGGTTAGATACTGCAGATGGAGTGGTCCTCCCCTACCTCTTAGAGGTAGAAGGGGATCCCGATTATCAAATAATCGAGAATTTAACCAGATTTTGCATAGAAAACTGTGCAAACAACTACGCACACTTTCTTTCACGACTTAAAGCCGTGAAAAAAGATCTTCGGAAAAGCTTAGCTTTAGACGAAGATGTGCCGTTGTTTAGAGATATGTATACATATGTCAGATATTATAAAGAGTCCATGCCAAGCACGGACCTTTATAAACAATCTGAACATTGTAATCTCTGGACGCAGACGAGAGCAACCGGTTTAGCTGATGTCGAAATGGGAAAAATTTCTATGAAGAAATTTTTCGAGACCATTACGTCAGAAAACCAGGTTCCTTTAGAGTCCCTCGGGAAGTACCGACAAGCAGTACATGCCGCAACACTTAGTGTTGTTGACATCCAAGGTACTAGTGCTCATCTCTCAGCTGGCCCTAAAGCCAACTTTGAGATGACACAGTCTAAAGGAGGCCATACTGGCCTCCTCTCGCGGATCGTCCGCACAACTCGTGTAACCAATCGATATAATCTCGAAACCCTTGAAAGGACCCAAGACTCCCGACGCATTAAATGCGCCGGCGATGTTCTTGACTACTGTATAGATTGGGTTCTATTTAATAGAACCTTATCTCGTGTGGTTAAACCACACGCAGTTTTGGAACCTTCCAAGGCGAGGATTATAACAATTTCTCCATTTGCTGTAAGCAGAATCATGGGCCTCGCTGCGCATATCTTGTCACCATGTCTAAGACATAGGCACCAGACTAGGTCTGGTATGACAAAAGATAGGCACCTTTGGCGTATGCTAAGTCAAACTTGGCACCCCCAAGACAAAGTCTGGGGTTACGCTAAAGGTCAACCAGTACTAAGTACTGATTGGAGTGAGGCAACTGATTCTTTTACTCACCAGTTCGCAAGAATGATTTGGAATCAAATTCTAAATCATCTGAAAAGAGTGGATGGGGCACCGCTGGGGTTTTTAAAACTCGCAGCGACCCTGCATACGCAGTCAAGAATTGTACTTCCCGAAAGAAGTTCAACGCTTGACCCCATCGCCCTTAATGAAATATGCCTCTCTAAGAGGGGCATATTCATGGGTGACTATACTACGAAAATGATCTTGACCTGGGGTCAAGATGCAATTGCGCGGTATAGTCTCTTGCAAAGCTACAA